CTGGGCTCTTTTACCTCTCAAAATGGCACAATAGTCCACTATCGAGACAAATCGGACACTACGGCAGTTGATGGGGTTGAATCGTGAGCAATCTGGACTTATCGGGAATAAGGGGTGTTACAGAACCCCGAATTCACTCAAAACTCAACGATTTGCCCTCTCGCGGTCAGGAAATGATCGATTTCTGTAAGGAAATCGGCACACCGCTGCTTCCGTGGCAGGAATTCGTGGCAATCCATAGCCTCAAGGTCAAAGAGGACGGCAGGTGGGCTCATCCGCTCAACGGACTTCTCATCGCTAGGCAGTCCGGTAAAACTACCTTCATGATCCTGCGCATCCTTGCCGGTGCGATGCTTTTCGGGGACGATCTCCAGATCGGAACCGCTCACACCATCTCGACGGCTCGGGAAGCCTTCAAGCGACTGGTCGACATGGTCGAAGGCTCCAAACTAGCCGGGGAAGTCAAGAAGATTCGATGGGCGAATGGCGAACAAGAAATCCAATTTATGAACGGAGCCCGATACATATATCGAGCCAGCAATAACGCAACGCGTGGTATCTCTAAGCCCGAATCCATCCACCTCGACGAATTGCGCGAATACAAAAACGAAGCGACGTGGGCTTCGATCCGCTACACGCTCCAAGCAGCTCGAAACCCTCAGACATGGATTTACTCGAATGCCGGTGACGCATCTTCGGTGATTCTCAACAACCTTCGCGACCGGGCTTTGGCATCTCTCAACTCGGACGACGACACGATCGGATGGTGGGAGTATTCAGCCCACCCGGACACGCCGATAGACGGATCGTTGAAAATGTGGGAAGGATTGGCGCAGGCGAACCCATCGCTCGGTTATACGATCCATCCCGATAATCTGAAGATGGCTCTGAATGACCCACCGGACACGATCCGAACCGAAATGCTTTGCCAATGGGTCGTGACCTTGAATGGTGCTATTGATCCGGAGCAATGGAGTCAATGCGCGGAGCCAGAAGTTCAACTCGACCCGGAGAAGCAGGTATGGCTCGGAATCGACCTCTCGCCAGATCGACGAGAAGCCGCGTTGGTGGCTGGTCAGAAATTGGACGGTGAACGATTCGCGGTCGTGCTGCTTCAGACATGGAAGAACGATTTTGCTCTCGATGACCTTGCGCTTGCGAACGATATTGCGCCGTGGGTAAGAAAGTTCCACACCGAAATCGTAGCCTACTCAAAGCAAACCGCATCGGCGGTCGCAGTCAGACTGATTCCGGCAGGCATCCCGGTTCAAGACGTGGACGGCAACGATTATCAGCAAGCCTGCGATGAATGGGCTGGTGCGATCAATTCCGGACGCCTCAGGCACTCGAATCAAGACGCTTTGACGGAGCAGACATTAGCTGCGGTCAAATACCAACGCGGCGACTCATCGTGGGTAATCGGACGCCGGGCATCGAGCGCAACCGTCTGCGCTGCGGTGGCTTCGGCTTTGGTGACTCATTTTGCGACTCGTATTGACGACGGCATCGACATAGTCGTAGGCTGAACTTGCTTGATCCGCGACGCGGTCAGATACCGCGTGGCTCGAATCCGGCGGTGGGGATACCGCCGGATTCTTCGTGATTGTGTGTCCGTTATGCTAGACTTTATCCTCAATGGGCGTTTTTGCGGATTTATTTGCTACTTCAAAGCCAGAAGAAAACGTGGTCGATGTTGCCGCGTCTCTGGCTCCTTTTTACGTCAACAACAATGCGCTGAATGTTGCCGGTGGTGCGATTGCGGTTCCGCGACTCAATGCGCTTTCGGTTCCTGCCGTTGCTCGCGCTAACGGAATTATCACATCAACAATCGGATCGCTTCCCATTGAAAAATTCAATGACGCATCTGGTGAAAGAATTCCAATTGAGCGATCATTCAAGCAACCTGATCCGCGTGTCCCTGCTTCTTTGATTTATTCGTATCTCGCTCAGGATCTCTGGCTTTATGGCGTCGCTTACGGTCAAGTTATGGAAATGTATGCCGCATCGGATGGCGGTCGCGTTCGTCGCTGGACTCGCATCGATCCTCAATGGGTAACAGTCAAAACGAATCCGCTTGGCACAGAGATTATTGGTTATAGCGTCAGCGGTTACGAAACACCAATGAGCGGTGTCGGGTCGATTATTCAATTCTTCAACCTCGCAGATTCGGGAATCTTGAATCGCGCAGGACGCACTATTCGCGCCGCAATCGAACTTGAAAAGGCTGCCGAACTTTATGCGCGAGAGCCGTTGCCTACGATGGTGTTGAAGTCAACCGGAACGAATCTACCTTCTGAGCGAATCAAATCGCTTCTGGAATCATGGCGAACGTCAAGAACTAATCGGGCGACTGCTTTCCTCAATGCTGACGTCGAACTTCAGGCTCTCGGCTTTGATCCAAAGCAACTACAACTTTCAGAAGCGCGTCAATACATCGCCCTGGAACTGGCTCGTCAATGCGGAATCCCTGCCTATTTCCTTAGCGCAGAATCAACGTCTATGACGTATTCAAACGCGACAAACGAGAGACGCTCGCTTATTGATTTCTCACTTCGTCCGATTCTTACGGCTATTGAGTCACGTCTAAGCATGGATGATTTTACGCCAGCCGGAACTCACGTTCGTTTCGACCTTGATGATTTCCTTCGCGGAAATCCTTTGGAGCGAGCGCAGATCTATCAGATTCTTACCGGCATCGGAGCGATGACCGTTGAGGAAGTTAGGAAAGCAGAGGATCTCTTAGGATGAAGATCAACTACCCAATGACCATCACGGCAGCCGATGTCGAGTCTCGCACTTTGACCGGTCGCATCGTTACATGGAACGAGGAAGGCAACACTTCAGCCGGACGCACCGTGTTCAGCAAGGATTCAATCGCATTCGGCAAAAACGTCAAATTACTTCTGGAGCATGAGTTGACGCGACCAATTGGCAAAATGGTCAGCGCAGAAGTTACCGACACCGGCATCGAAGCCAAGTTCAAGATTTCAAATACTTCAGCCGGATCCGATGCTTTGATCGAGGCAGCCGAAGGATTACGCGATGGATTCAGCGTCGGCGTCAAGCTAAACGACTGGGAAAACAAAGACGGAGCGATGGTTATCTCATCCGCAAAATTGATCGAAGTTTCCCTCGTCACCGAGCCGGCAATCGATTCAGCGCGTGTCGCTGAAGTCGCGGCAAGCGAAGAAGAAAACAAGGTTTCCGAGGAAGCAACCGTTTCCGAGGATCAAACAACAATCGAAGGAGAACAAGTGTCCGACACTACCGTTCCTGCTCCTGCCGTCGAAACGGTAGAAGCACAGGCGACAGAGGTTCAGGCTAAGTCTGCGCCAATGTTCACCGCTCCTCGCGTGAATCTCAACGTCACCGCAGGACAATACGCACTCGCGCAAATTCGCGCATCGCAAGGCGACTCAGAGGCTCGCGATCTCGTCGCAGCACTCGACGTAGCAACTACTTCGGAGAACATCGGTGTCGTTCCACCGACTTATCTTCGTGACCTTATTGGCATCATCGATGACCAAATGCCATTCGCTGATTCTTTGGAGCAGGGTGTTCTTCCGGCTTCCGGAATGAAGTTCTATCGTCCGGTAATCGGTGTTCAGGCAACAACCGCGATCACCGCAGAGGGTGTCGAACTTGATTCGACCGATACGACCATCACTTCTCTTGAGATTGACGTGGTCAAAATCGGTGGAGCAAACATCATCAACGCAGAGTTGTTCGAGCGAAGCGACCCATCCTACGTCGATGTTCTTCTTCGCGAACTCGCTGCCTCATGGGCGCAGAAGGCTGACGCATACGCATTCTCAATCGCAGCTGGCGCACCTGGATCATCTTCTGGCGCAACTCTTTACGCAGGTATCGCAGACGGTATCGCAGACGCTTACGGTGTTCTTCGCCGGACTCCAAATCGCTTCCTCGCAGACACCGGCAATTTTGCCGAGTTGCTCGCGGCAGTTGATGGCAGCCAGCGTCCACTATTCGCAGCAGCCGCTCCGCAAAACGCAGCCGGCTTGATGACTCAGGGTTCAACCGCAGGCACAATCGCAGGTCTTCAACTCGTCGTTGATCCAAACCTCGACACCGGAACCGGCGTCAAGGGTGTTGTCTACGCTTCTGACGCAGCGACCTTCTACCGTTCGCCAGCGATCCAGATTCGTTCAACGGTTGTCGCAAACGCACAATATGAGGTTGGCGTTTACGGTTACGTCGCTTGCGCTCGCAAGTACGCAACCGCATTCCGCAACATCACCGTCGCGTAAGTAAATCAATAAGTCCTCAGCCGGTCTGATCCCGAGCCGGCTGGG